ATACTTTAGTAGATGATCTAGCAGGACATTTTCCATTTCAAAGATTTGAAAAAACAAAATATACTGATGATATTAAAGATCTTATATTTGAAAGATATGCTTTTAATAGACCTAGATATGCTAGAGCTACAAGAGCTAGAGAGTTAAACCTTCTACCAGAAACACAAGTTAAATTATTAGAAAATGATTTTATGGTTAGTGATATTTTCTCACTAATGAAAACATATTACAGACAAGTAACTCCAGACATTTTATTTACTAAAAAATACGGAGATCCAAATGGTCTAGGATATAAATACATAGATGAAGCTCAATCAATGACGTTTCCTGGATTATATCAAGTAGCTGAAGAATATAACATTAAGGCATTTAAGGCAAAAACTAAGACACAAAAAGCTAAAATTATGGCAGAGAAAAACAAAGTTCTAGAAGATCTAGAAGCTGGTATTGAGCTGGTTAGAGGTACATATGGATTACCTGCTGATCCTCATGCTTGGACATCTAGAGCTATGAGAACAATGAAACATTATAATGCTTTAACAATGCTTACTGGTTTTTTTGCAGCAGTAGCTGATGTACCAAGAACTATTATGACATCTGGTATTCAAAGAGGTTTTAAAACTCAATTTGAAATGTGGGCAGATATGTTGTCTAATAAAAAATTCGGTATCTTCAAAGCAGGTAAAAAAGAAGCTCAGTCTTTTGCAGAAGCAGTAGATATGGTTACAGGACAAAGAGCTATGTTATTTTCTGATATTGGAGATATGTTTGGTATGTCTTCTAAAGTAGAAGGTATGATGGGTAAAGCAGCCAACTTTAATTTTATGTATATTAACATGATGTCTAGATGGACAGAATTTATGAAAAGTGCAGCATCTGTTACTATTGGTTCTAGAATCTTAGAAGACTCTGTTAAATGGAGTAAAGGTACTTTGTCAGATAAATTTAAAACTAAGTTAGCAGCTTCTGGTATTGATGAAGAAGTAGCAAGAAGAATTGCTAAAATGTATGAAGAACATGGAACTAAAACTGTACACAATAGAATGGCTAATTCAGTAGAATGGACTGATGATTTAGCTAAACAAAGATTTGGTGCAGCGTTAAATAAAGATATTAATATTACAATTGTAACGCCAGGCAAAGGAGATACACCTTTGTTTATGAACTATGAACTTGCTAGTACTATTGTACAGTTTAAAAAATTTGCAATGGCTTCTACACAAAGAATGTTAATGAGAGGTATGCAAGAAAAAGATATGGATTTTTTATTTGGTTCTATGTTGTTAATGGGATCTGGTATGTTAGTAGATGCAGTTTACAGTGAATTTAGATTTAACAAAGATTATTCTAAAAAATCTTTAACTGCAAAACTATTAGCAGCGTTTGATAGATCTGGATTAGGTGGAATATTTGTAGATGTTAATAGATCTATAGAAGCTCTTACAGATAATAGAATTGGTATAGCTCCATTAATGGGTGAAGGTAAACCTTATGGTTCTTCTATGAAATCTAAAGTAGGACTGTTAGGTCCAAGTGCATCACAAATTTATAATGTGTTTGATATTATGTATGATGTTGGTGGTAAATCATATAATCACTACACAGCACGTAATGTGCGTAGATTAATTCCATTTCAGAACGTATGGTACTTAGATTGGTTATTTGACGATATAGAAAAAGGATTACGATAATGAGTATAACAATTTCAGATACAGAACCACGAGTTCAATATACAGCAACAGCTGGGCAAACTAGTTTTACTGTTGGATTTGAGTTTTTTGATAATGCAGATTTAAAAGTATTTAATGGTACATCACTATTAACTTTTTCGGCATCACCTACAAACGCAACACAGTATTCTGTATCTGGTGCAGGACAAACTGGTGGAGGGTCTATTACGTTAGGTTCGCCTGGAGCTACAGTAAATGATGTAATTACAATATCTAGAGATTTAGCTATAGAAAGAACTACAGATTTTCCAACATCAGGAGCTTTTCAAATTGGTTCACTGAATACAGAATTAGATAAAATTATTGCTATGTGTCAGCAACTAGAAAGAGATTTAAAATTTTCTCCTAGAGCTGCTACTACTACAGCAAATACATTTAATATAACATTTCCAAATCTTGTTGCTAATAAAGTTTTATCAGTAAATAGTTCAGGTACAGGATTAGAATTTGATCAAGATATTACAGATGTTTCAACAATTGCAGCAATATCTAGTGACGTAAGCACTGTTAGTGGAATTGCATCTAATGTAACAACTGTTGCAAACAATAATGTTAATGTAACTACAGTTGCTACAAACATTGCTAACGTAAATACAGTAGCTACAAATATTGCAGACATAGTTACAGTTGCAAATGATTTAAATGAAACTGTATCTGAAATAGAAACAGCAGCTTTAGATTTACAAGAAACTACTTCTGAAATAGAAACAGTATCAGATAATATAACTAATGTTAATATAGTTGGTAATAATATAACCAATGTAAATACAGTAGCAGGTATATCTGCAAATGTAACAACTGTTGCAGGAGTATCAGCAAATGTAACAACAGTAGCAAATAATATTACTGGTGTAAATAGTTTTGCAGAAAGATATAGAACTGGATCATCAGACCCAACATCTTCACTTGATGCAGGAGATTTATTTTTTAACACAACATCAAATACTTTAAGATTCTACAATGGTTCTGCATGGGCAGACATTGATACAGGAATACAAACAGAAACAGACCCAACAGCAATTCCATTTAGTTTAGCACTTGGATAAATAATTAAGGAGAAAATAAAAAATGGCAAATAACTTTAGTTCAACTAACTCTCGGATAGCGAATAATAGCTTAACGACAGTAGTTTCAACTACATCAAACAAACAAATCGTTATTGGTTGTCTTGTGGCTAACACAGGAGGTACAGCTATTCTAGTAGATGTAATGATTAACGATGGTAGCAACGATAGATTTTTAGTTAAAGAAGCGCCCCTGACTACAGGGAGCTCACTTGAAGTGATTTCGGGAAAAGTAGTTATTCCTTCAGGTGGTTCATTAAAAATTAAATCTAACAATGCGTCAGGTAATGTTGATGCTTTTGTTTCACTATTAACGGACGTTGCATAGATGTATTTAGGAAATTCACCTGCACTTAACTATACGAGTTTAGCTACTCAAACATTTACTGCTGTTACTGGGCAAACTCAGTACACTTTAGACCACTCTGTAGCTAATGGTAACGATATACTTTTATATATTTCCAACGTAAAACAGGTTGAAGGCAATAGTAATTCTTATACTGCTACAGGTAATACTTTAACTTTAAATACTGCAATATCAGCAGGTACAGAAATGTATTGCTTGTTTGTTTCAGTTGCGAGGGAAAGTATAACACCACCAAATAATTCTGTTGGCACAAGTCAATTAGTAGATGGCGCTGTTACACCAAGTAAGCAAACTGCGTTAGCTAATCCTTTTGCTTCACAACTACTTCATGTAAGAGATGAGAAAACTGCAGCTACAAATGGTGGTACAAGTTCTGCAGGTTATCAAACTAGAACTTTAAATACAGTTGTTACAAATGAAATTACAGGTGCAAGTTTATCATCTAATCAAATAACACTTCCTACAGGAACTTATTTTATAGAAGCATACGCAGTTGGTTATAAAACAAATCAAAATGTAATAAGCTTTTATAACGTAACTGATAGTAGTTATAATATTTTTGGAAGAAATAATTTTTCAAGTTCAGGAGATGCAACACAAACTGTTAATTTACTTGCACAAAGATTTACAATTTCTGCTCAAAAAGTCTTTGAGTTACGACATTTCATAACTTCTGGTAGAAGCTCAAATGGTCTTGGTGTAGCAAATGGTTCTAATGCAAACATTTATTCTGATGTTTTGATTTGGAGAACAGCATAATGAAATACGCATTAATAGAAAACAATGTAGTTAAAGCAATATCTTATCAACCAACAGAAGGTTTTATTGAAGTATCAGACAATGTATTTGCTGACATGGTTAGAAAAGAAGATGGAACATTTGATTACACAGATGAATTTAAAGCTGAACACACAGGAGATTTAGAATAATGGCAATATCAAAAATACCAAGTGCAGGTTTTCAAGACAATGTTAAGTTCAGAAATATTTTGATTAATGGAGACTACTCTATTTTTCAAAGAGGAAATACTGCAACAGGAGTAACTGACCAAGTATATTCTGCACCTGATAGATGGAAAACTCAAGTGTTTAGCACAGCAGTATTTACTATTTCTAAATCAACTGATGTACCTAGTGGTCAAGGTTTTGCAAGTTCTTGTAAATGGGATTGCACAACAGCAAACGCATCTCCAAGTGCAACAACTTTTATGGCACATGAACAAAGAATAGAAGGTCAAAATATACAATATTTAGAATATGGTACATCTAGTGCTAAAAGTTTAACAGCTTCATTCTGGGTTAAATCAAATAAAACAGGTGCTTATACAGTTGGGTTATTTTCAGCAGATGGTGCAAGACACATTGAAAGTTCATACACAATTTCAACAGCTAATACTTGGGAAAAGAAAATTATAACTTTTGCAGGAGATACTGCAGGAACTATTAATAATGATAATGGAGAAGCATTAAGACTTTGGTTTCATCTTGGTGCAGGTTCAAATTGGTCAAGTGGAACTCATGCAACAACTTGGTCATCTTATGCTCAAGGTGATGTTCTTGTTGATAATCAAGTCAACCTTGCAGATAGCACAGATAACGAATGGTATGTGACTGGAGTTCAGCTTGAAGCTTCAGAAACGGCTTCTGATTTTGAGTTCTTGCCACATGATGTGAATTTACAGAGATGTCAGAGATATTTTCAAGCTTTTACATCTGAAGATAGAATATATGCTTTACAATATTCTTCTGCTTATAGAGCATTAGTATTTTCTTATATTTGCACAATGAGAGCTTCACCAACACAATCTTTTACTGCTCTTGGGGGTTCTACAACAGCAACTTATGCTACAGTAAATTCTATATTTAGATATATAAACCTTGCTTATACTAGTGGTACAGCAACTTATATTCACTCATTAACATTAGATGCGGAGCTTTAATATGAATATTACAAATGCAACTTATTTAAAAAATCAAGAAGGAGAAAATTCAGAAATAAAAGCGACTATTGATGGAAAAGAAATGTATGTACCTCTTGATACAGACAATAGACATTACCAAGCAATTCAAGAATGGGTCGCAATAGAAGGTAACGAAATAATAGATAATGGGGGTGGCGAATAATGGCTTATCTTGGCAGAGCAGTTGATAGCGGAGCAATATCAAATATTCAAAATTTAGATAATATAACCTTTGATGGCAGTAGCTCATATTCTTTAACTAAAAATTCTGTAGCTTTCGTTCCTTCATCAGCTTCAAATTTATTAATTTCAATTGATGGAGTTGTAAATGCAACTAATTTTACAGTAAATAATTCAACAATAGATTTTGGAGTAACTGTTCCAAGTAGTTCAGTTTGTAATTTTATAATTCATTTAGGAGTTGGAATTGTGACTGCTCCTAGTGATGGCTCTGTAACTACTGCTAAACTTGGAGATAACGCTGTTACTACTGCTAAGATTACTGATGCTAATGTTACAAGTGCTAAGATGTTTTCTGGTTTTGCAAATGGAATTACAATGGCAGACCAATGGAGATTAACAAGTTCTTTTAATTTTGGTACAAGTGGCTCTGATATAACTTCTAATTTAGAAAAAATAGATAATACTGGTCAAGGAACATTAGGAACTGGAATGACAGAAAGTTCTGGTATATTCACTTTTCCACAGACAGGCATTTATAGAGTAGAGGCTAATTTAAATTTTGTTCCTCTTAATAATTCGTCTTGGATTTATGGTATAATAAAAGCAACAACAGATAACTCTACTTATACAAATTTAGCAGGTGTTTATCATGGTCAAATAAGTGGATATTATATAAGTTCTCATAATGCTACTTTAGTTGATGTTACAGATACTTCTAATGTTAAAGTTAAATTTCATTTAGATACTCAAGCAGGAACAATAACACTTCTTGGAAGTACATCACTTAATCATAGCTATTTTTCTTTTACAAGATTAGGAGACACATAAAATGACAGATACAGAATATTTAAATTTAGCATTAGCATCTATGCACACTGGTCAATGGTTTGGTTTTAGTAGTAAAGAACAAAGTTATTCTACTTTAATAGTACATGACAGTTCAATTACAAAACCTACAGAGGCAGAAGTAAATGCAAAGATACAAGAATTAAAAGACTC